CAAGCCGTTTGAGGCCGCGCATGATTCTGGTGACCAAGGCCTGATGCACGCCTTTGGTCACGGTGCCGCGTCTGGTGCGACATTTGGTTTCTCAGACGAGCTAGCGGGCTTGGATGCCGCTGCGCCGAAGGTTGCCGGCCATGACATTCCCGACCTTGTAGGACCCGTACCAACCCGGATGCTTGCCGGGGCAGGGCGGCTTGCCAAACAATGGCTGACTGGAGAGACACAAGCCTCGGAAGATTACACTCGAGCACGCGACGCTGAACGACAGGCGCAGAAGGAAGGCAAAGCGCATCATCCCTACGCCTATGGCGCTGGCGAGTTCGCTGGTTCGCTACCGGCGATGGCGGTTCTTCCAGAGGCCGGGCTTGTCCGCGGCGCTGGTGTTGGCTCCCGCTTAGCGCGTGGGGCCGTTACGGGTGCAGAATACGGCGGCTTGTCCGGAGCAGGTGAGGGCGAGGACCTCGGTCAGCGCGTCGAAAACGGCGCGTCTGGGGCCTTGGGCGGCGGTGCCGCGGGGTTCGTCGGATCCGGGGCTGGCGAACTTTTGAATCTGGCAGGACGGACTTACATCCAGCCAATGGTCAGCACTGTTCGCGGCTGGATGAATCCAGAAGCTGAAGCCGCTCGCCGAGTCGCAACTGCGCTTCAGCGTGATAGTGAGATGATCTCGGCCGGCACTGCAAAGGGGCTGACGCCGCGCGAATGGATTGCGGCGCGTAACGCTGGCGAACCCGTGACCTTGGCAGACCTCGGCGCGGGAAATACGCAGGCGCTGCTGCGGTCCGCGGCGAATACGAGTCCCGAGGGCCGGGCGATGCTCGAGCAGGTGATCGAAAACCGCTTCCTCGATCAGAGCGAACGAGTAGCTGACACGGTGCGGGACCTGATTCCTGGCGGGGCGAATGCCAGTCAGACGGCTGACGATTTGGTCAAGGCGTACGACGCCGGTCGCAAGCCTCTGTACAAAAAGGCATACGACGAAGGCGACAAGGAAATAAAGGGCCAGCAGATCGACCAACTGATGGGCAGCCCGACCTTTGTCGACGCCATGCGACGCGCCTCCACCAGCGGAAAAGACCGTGCCATCACCGAAGGGCTCGGCGCGATGCGGCAGGGCGCGACTGTCGAAAATGGCATTGTGAAATTTACCAAGGGACCCAACGGCGTCCCGACCTATCCAAACCTTCAATATTGGGATGCGGTCAAACGCGAACTGGATGATATGGCTGGCGCCGCTTTCCGAAGCGGTGAAAAGGGTCGCGGCTCCGTCATTTCGAATATGTCGAATACGCTGCGTGCTGAACTCGACAAGCAAGTCCCGTCCTACGCTAACGCCCGCGGTTTCGCATCGCAGTTCTTTGGAGAAAACAACGCGCTTGAGGCCGGGCGTAAGTTGGCTGGCAAGAAGGTAGAACCCGCCGTCATCCAGCAAGCCATGTCCAAGATGAAGCCTGACGAGCGCAAGCTGTTTCAGGAAGGCTATGCCTCCGACTGGGCTGATCGCGTCATCAGCAACATCAGCGAGACGCGGGACGTCACCAAGGCCATGTTCAACTCGCCGAATGAACGGGCTCGAGCGGAAGCTGTCTTCAGCCCGGCCGGCATGGCAAAGATTCAGGCGCGCATGACGCTGGAAACCATCATGGATGGTGCGCGGAAGGCGATGGGAAATTCCACTACGGCGCGACAGCTCATCGAGGCTGGCTTGGCTGGAGGCGCTCTGGGCGGCTACGAAGCTTATAGAGGCGGCTTCGATCCTCTCCGAATAGCGGGAGCGACTGGTGCAGGTATTGGCGTACGGCTTGGCGCGGGCAAATTGCTCGGCGCCGAAGTGGCTGCGGGCGCCCGTAAGCTGATCGGCAAAGTTGACGCCCGCACTGCCCGTAATGTTGCGGAGCTTCTAACATCTGATGATCCGCGGAAGCTAAAGCAGGGGCTTGGGATCGCGATGGGCAATCAAAGGATCATGAATGGCCTACGGCGCGTGGCCAACGCGCTGTCCGTGTCCGCCGTGGCGCCTGGCGGACGAGAAGCGGCGATTGCGATGGCGCCAGATTTACAACGGGTAGTCGGTGCGCAGGCCGCGCCATCATGGGACGAAACGAGGTCGAGTAATCCTTTCGACAGATTCGACACCGGCCGGTCCCGATCGCAACCATCTGCGCCCGCATTCAATGCTAGCCGATCCTTCGAAGCCGTTCGGGGCACGTGACGACTTCATCCTCACAGCGTCTATTCCGGCTGCTAACTTGCGATCGATTGAATTCCGACGTACATCACACAGATTATCCGCCGACCGCCGCTCGGCGTTGATTCCCGGGGAACGCTCCCATACTGCCGCTGCTAAGCTTGCGCGGATTACCGGCCCCATCCTCAGGCAAGCGTCTAGGCAGGCCAACCGATTAAGGGCGGCTGACGCTCGGCCAGCTCCACAACACCGCACCAAGCGAACGCGCGTTCGTACGGCGGCAACAGCCGCGAGCGAATGTGACAGTACCTCAAACGGTAAATGGCGGATTGTTCATACCGGGAAACGGGGATTTACCCGGACTCTGGGGCAGCAACGCCATCAACCCCGACATGGTGGCGATCGAGGGTGTCACCACCATCAGCGCGAGCAATGCGCCGATTGTCTTGACGTCACCCTCCGGGTTCACATCGACACCAAGCGCGGGCCCGACGCAAGCGCAAAACGCCGTCCTGAAGTTCACGGGAGCGCTGACGGGGAGCGTGCAGGTCACGCTGCCGATACCTGGTTATTACATCATCGACAACCAGACGACGGGCGCATTCGTCCTTGGCTTCCGCGCAATTGGCTCGGGGCAAATAATCGCCGTCGATCAGCAAGACGTCCAGCACGTCTACAACGACGGTACGAACGTGAGGTTTGTAAACCTAGGCCGCATCGGCGAGACGGCAATGTGGGCTGGGCTCGCGGCAATTCCTGCTTGGGTGTCCGCCTGTACAATCCCGTGATCTGCGATGGGTCAATTTATAATTTCTCGACGTACCCAGCCCTCGGAGCTCGGCTCGGCAGCAAATTCGGCGGTAACGGCATCAGCACCTTTGCGGTGCCCGACAGCCAAGGCAGGATACAGTTGCCTTATGACGGTACGGGCACCCGTATCACGATCGGTGGATGCGGGATCAATGGCCAGACCATTGGCGCTTCGCTCGATCAGCAGACCCACACACTGACCACACCAGAGATTCCTGCTCACAATCATGGTGTAACCGATCCCGGTCATGCTCATAGCTACTCCCAGTTCTCGGCAGGCTCCGGCACGGTTGGCGGTGGCGGCTCGTTCGGCGGAAATGTCGGAGCTAATACGGGAACAAATACTACCGGCATATCCATCCAGAATGCCGGAGGCGGCGGTGCTCATAACAACGTCCAGCCGTCTCAAGTCACCGGCATCATGGTCATCAGGGCTGCCTGAGCCTTGTTGCGTATCGCGTTTTCAACTCGACGCGGATCGCAAATCTAATGCTGCAGCTTACCAGTGTGATGAAGCTGTCCCACAGACTGCGGAGCGGCGTTGATCTTTTCGCTGCTAAACACACTGCTCAGAACCATTGCGAAAACGACGATCCAGATCACGGCACCAACAATTTTGAACATGACCGCGCCTCGCCCAACAGATGTCTTTGTAATGTGGTCGTCGGAGCCCGACCGAGGGTTCAACACACCTGGGATCATTTAGTTGCGGAAGCTACTCACGTTCTTGCCGGGATGCTGATTGACTAAGGGGTCCGCAAATAGCGTCCATAGCACTGCCCTAATCTGCCTCAAAAGAAAACGGCCCCGGTGGACTAGACCGAGGCCGTTGGCCTGCTGAATGGGGCATAGGGGACGCAGGCATTCTCAGCCTAATCATCCCTCAGCGATTAAATACTAAAATGTTGGACAGCCTCATTGTCCTACTTTCTTGGGTGATTTCTCATATGCAAGAACATGGCTTTCACGTCGGAAAGTCCAAGCGCTTGCTCGCGCGGTCCTTGGTGTTCTCTAAGGACGTGCAGCTGTCGCAGTGCAATCTCATCGCGCTTGTGCCGGTCTTCTTCAGCGAAGTACGCCTTCATGTCCTTGACGAAGGCGTTGGCTACACCGGGCGGTAGATCGCGGGGTTTGCGGATCATGCGCTCTCTTCAACAAAGCC